CTGTCGCCGGATGCTGGCTCGTCGCCGCTCGGCATCGTCACCGGCATCGACATCGCGCTTGATCTCGAGGCCGAGATGCAAGCGGTCATCAACCAAAACATCGCGCCCGAGATCTTCCTCGGCCGCGCGAATGTGACGGGCACGGTGTCGGCGTTCGTCGAGGATTTCGCCCTCTTCAACGCCTTCCTGAACGAGAGCGAGCTTCAGCTGATCGTGCGCGTCGATAGTGGCTCGGCGGCGAACGCCGACGCCATCTGCATCTATCTGCCGCGCGTCAAGCTCGGCGGAGCGGACATGCCGCTGTCCGGCGCGAACGGCCAGACGATCTCGCTGCCGTTCCAGGCGCTGCGCTACACCGGCAGCGCCGCCGGCAGAGACACGACCACGATCCGCATCCACGACACGGCGGCTTGAGCATGTCGCGTTTCGCTGGTCTCGGCGCGTCGGTGGACAAGCCGACGCGCTGCTATCTCTCGATCCCCGTCGCCGGTCGTCCGCCGCTGCTGTCGCGCGATGGCGATCCCGCCTACATCGACTGCCTGTCGCTCGACAGCCGCGAGGCTGGCGCGCAGCGTCGCGCATCCGCCATCGCGCGCCTCGACCGCCGCGCGGCGAAACTGACCGCCGATGACATCGAGGCCGAGCAGGTCGCGATGCTGGTGGCGCTCATCACCGGCTGGAGGCTGTACTCGCTGGCCGGCGACCCGCTTGACGTTGAGTGCGACGAAGCGGCGAAGCGGGAGTTGATGAGCGATCCGACGTTCGCGTGGGTGCGCCGCCAAGTCGAGGAGCACATCGGAGACCTGGGAAACTGGTTGAGCGCGACGGCGAGCTGATCGCCTTCGCGCATCACCGTTTCGACCTGGACTTGCCGCGCAAAGGCGGGCGCAAACGCGACCACCTGGAGAGCGTCGCGCGGCAGCTAGGACGCCGCCCTGCGGGCCTCGACGGGCCACCGTTGCCCGCGTGGGGCGAGCACATCTGGTCGGCGTGGCTGGATCTTCACCAGGGCCGTCGCATCGGCTTCAACGGTGCCGAGCCGCTGTCCTGGGCCGATCTCGACGCATGGTCGAGGCTGACCGGCGCGGAGATGCGGCCGGATGAGGTGGCACTGATCATGCGAGTGGATCGCGAGTTCTTCGCCGTGCGCGGCGAGATCGAGGGGAAGAAATGATCAACGCGCCGAAAGAGTCGATCCTTCGCGCTGGCCTCGACGCGAGCGAATACACGCGCGGCGCGCAAGAGATCGACAGGGCAAACACCGAGATCCTGGCGAGCAGCGGCCGGGTCGAGCAGTCTCAGGAGAAGATGACCCGCTCGCTGGTCTCGTCTTCGTCCAGCATGGATCGCCTCCAGGCATCGCTGGACAAGGGCTTCGCCTCGCAGCTGCGTTACGAGCAGATCGTGGATCGCGTCAACTCCGCGATGGAGCGCGGGCGCATCTCGCAGGAGCGTGGCGCGCAGATCATCAGCCTCGCGCAGCAGCGCTACATGTCGGCCGCGACGGCGACTGCGGCGATGGGGGCGGCGACTGCGGCGGCGGCGACATCGAGCAGACAATTCGGCTTCGTCGCGCAGCAGTCCGGCTATCAGCTAGGCGACTTCGCGGTTCAGGTCGCGAGCGGTCAGTCCGCGATGGTTGCGTTCATTCAGCAGGGAACACAGTTCCTCGGCATCTTCGGGACATTCGGCGCAATAGCTGGTGCCGCGCTCGCCATCGGCGGCGGCATCTACATGATGTTCGACAAGATGGCCGAGAACGCGAAAGCGGCGACAGACGAGGTCTCTTCCTTGACGGAAGAGATCAAGCGCATGAACGAGGAAAGCGCGAAACGCGGCGCGGGGCAGACGGGCATTCGCGCGAATGTGCGGCTTGAGAGCCTGATGGCCGAGCGCAATCGCCTGACCGGCATGATGCCGACAGGCGGCGGCGCTATGGCATCGGGCGAGTTTCAAGGCGTTGTCGAGGCCCAGGCGGCGGCGAGCGTCGCGGGCATCCAGTCGCAGATCGACGCCATCGACAAGCTCATCCGCGAATATGACCGGCTCGTCATCGAGCAGGAACAAGCAGACATGAGTACGGCGAACCTCAAGCGACGCGGCGAGGAGTTCGAGGAGCAGAAGAAGCGCGAGGCCGAGGCCGTCCGCGACGCCGCTCGCGCGCAGGAAGAAGCCGAACGCGCGCGCCAGCGCTTCCTCTCCGATGTCATGTCACTAGAAAACACCCTCGACCCGCTGACCGCCGCGACACGACGCTGGGCCGATCAACAGGCGCTTTTGGCCCAGGCGCTCGACGCCGCCATCATCAGCCAGGAACGCTACAACGAACTGGTCGCGATGTCGGACGAGGCGTTCCGCAAGGCCACCGAGAAGCAGACCGAATACCTGACCGGCATCGAGCGCCAGACGCGCCAGAACGAGAACCTCGCGCGCGATCTCGGCCTGTCGTTCCAGTCCGCGTTCGAGGACGCGATCCTGCGCGGTGAGAAGCTGCGCGGCGTGCTGGCCGGGATCGCGCAGGACATCGCGCGCATCATCCTGCGCCAGACGGTGACGACGCCGCTGGCATCGATGCTGATGGGTGGGCTCTCCAGCGCCTTCGGCGGTCTGATCGGCGGCGGACCAAGCGACATTCGCGGGCCTGGCGGATCGACCAGCATTCCATTCGGCGGGCCTCGCGCTCTCGGCGGGCCGGTCGAGGCGGGCAGCGCCTATCTGGTCGGGGAGCAGGGGCCGGAACTGTTCATGCCCAATGAGTCGGGCCGCATCATCCCGAACGGCCAGACCGGCGGCACCGTGGTCAACCAGACGATCCAGATCAGCGTCGGCGTCGCCCAGACCGTCCGCGCCGAGATCGCCGCGCTCATGCCGGCGATCAAGCGCCAGACCGTCGATGCGGTGGCGGACGCCAGGATGCGCGGCGGATCGTTCGCCGCCGCGATGGGAACCTGACCATGGCCATATCCTATCCGATCACCCTCCCGACATCCGGCGGCTACGCGCGCGTCGAGCTTCGCATGTCGAACGTGGTCGGTGTCTCGACCTCGCCGTTCACGCTCCAGCAGCAGCTGGTCCGGCACCAGGGCGCGCGGTGGGAAGCGGACGTCACCGTCGCCGAGATGGAGCGTCCCGCCGCCGAGGAATGGATCGCCGCGCTAGCCTCGCTGCGCGGGGCCTGGGGCACGTTCCGCCTGGCAGATCCCGGTGGCGCGACGCCGCGTGGCACATGGGCCGGAACGCCTCTGGTCAAGGGCGCGGGCCAGACCGGCGAGACGCTGCTGGTCGATGGGTTCAGCGCCGGCGCGACGGTTAAGGCGGGCGACTACCTCCAGATCGGTGATCGGCTCTACAAGGTGCTGGTGGACGCCACCGAGAGCAGCGGCGAAATCACGCTCGATATCTGGCCGCGTCTGCGCGAGAGCCCGGCGGACAACGCCGCCGTGACGACGAGCGCCGCGAAGGGGTTGTTTCGGCTCGCGAGTAACACGCAGGGCTGGGCACTCCAGGGCGCGGGGCTGCGCTACACGCTAGCCTTCGGCGCGGTCGAGGCGATCTGATGTCCCGCGACCTCACCGCATCCGTCATCACGCAGCTACAGGCCGCGTCTGTCGAGGTCGGCATTCTGTTCGAGGGCGAGTTCGCCTCGGGCTGGGTCCGGCTCTGGAGCGGCATCGGGAACCTGTCCTGGGACAGCAAGACATGGTCCGGTGTCGGCACGCTCCTCGGGATCTCGGCCATCGACGAAACGAACGAAGTCAGAGCCTCGGGCCTGACGGTGTCGTTATCGGGCGTGCCGTCCGATCTGCTCGCCGCCGCGCTTGGCGACGCGCGGTCGGGCAGGACCGGCCGCGTCTACCTCGCATTTTTCAGCGGCGGCTCGATTGTGGCGGACCCGGTGCTACAGTTTGAAGGTCGACTGGACGTCCCGGCAATCGAGGATGGCGAAGACACCGCGACAATCGCCATCAGCTACGAAAGCGAACTGATCGACCTGGAGCGCGCCCGCGAACGCCGCTACACGCCCGAGGATCAGGCAATCGATTACCCCGGCGACCTCGGTTTCGCGTATGTTGCGAGCCTACAGGACGCGCAAATCACATGGGGCCGCTGATGATCGCACGCCGCGAAGATTGGCCGTCGAGGCTAGCCGCCGCGCTGGAAGATGCGCGCGATAAGCCATTCCAGTGGGGCCAGCACGACTGCGGTCTCTTTGCGGGCGACTGCGTGCTGGCGATGACCGACACCGACCCGGTGGCGCTCTATCGCGGCCAGTACACCGACGAGGAGGGCGCGCGCGCCACGATGCTCGCGCTGTCCGGCGGCGGGCTGCGCGCGGTGTGGACAAAAGTCCTCGGGCCGGCGATGAACAACGTCCTCATGGCGAAGCGCGGCGACGTCGTGCTGGTCACGACCGACTACGGTGAGACCGAAGCCACCGGGATCGTCGCAGGATCGCGCGTGGCGTGCCTGTCGCAGTCGGGGCTACTGATGATGCCGTCGCGCTGCATCGTCGCTGCCTGGGGCGTCTGATGGGCTTTATCGTCGCCCCTATCGTCGCTCTGGTCGGCGGCGCTTCTGTCGGCGCAGCGCTGGTGACGGCAGCCGTCGGCCTTGTGGCCTCAATCACGATTTCAGCCATCGCCGGGTCGATCTTCCGTCCGAAGCTGCCGAAGCTGAGCGACCCGTTCGCCGGCGCGCAGCGCACGCAGACCGTGCGCGAGCCGATCACACCGTGGCGCGTGATCTACGGCCAAGTGCGGACCGGAGGTGCGATCACGTTCCTTCACACCACCGACGGCAATTCCAAGCTGCACCTGATCATCACGCTGGCCGGTCATGAGTGCGAGGAGATCGGCGACATCTACCTCGACGACGAGATCGTGCCGCTGGACGGCGCGGGCGAAGCGACCGGCAAGTATGCCGGCTACGTCCGCGCTCAAAAGAAGCTCGGCACCGATGGGCAAACAGCCTTCGCGGACCTGATCACCGAGGCAAGCGACAAGTGGACCGCTGACCACCGGCAACGTGGCCGCGCGTGCATCTATGTGCGGCTGACGCACAATTCCGATCTGTTTGCGAGCGGCATCCCGAACATTACCGCCGTCGTGAAGGGCAAGAAGGTCTACGACCCTCGGACCAGCACGACCGCCTGGAGCGCCAACGCGGCGCTCTGCCTCGCCGACTACCTGACCGATCCGGTGCGCGGCCTGGGCGTGGACTACGCCACGCGCATCGATGAGACGGACCTGATCGCCGCCGCGAATGTGTGCGACGAGAACGTGACGTTGGCGGCGGGAGGGACCGAGGATCGGTACACGATGAACGGTACGTTCGACACGTCGCAGCGCCCGCGCGACATCATCGCATCGATGACAGGCGCGATGGCGGGCCGCGCGTCGCTGGTCGGCGGGACGTGGTCGATCTTCGCGGGCGCATACACCGCGCCGACCATCACGCTGACCGAGGCCGATCTGCGCGGGCCAATCCGCGTGTCGTCGCGACTGAGCCGCCGCGATTTGGCGAACGGGGTCAAGGGGACGTTCGTGTCGCCGGACAACAAATGGCAAGCCAGCGATTTCCCGCCGGTGTCCAGTTCTGCCGCCGTCACCGACGACGGCGGCGAGCGGCTCTGGCGCGATATCGACCTGCCGTTCACGACCAGCGCCGCCACCGCGCAGCGTCTCGCGCGCATCGAACTGCGAAAGGCGCGGCAGCAGATCAGCGTGCAGTTGGCGGCGAAGATCACCGCATACCGGCTGGTGCCGGGCGATGTGGTCGGCCTCACGAACACTCGCATGGGATGGACGGCGAAGGCATTCGAGGTCACCGGCCTGCGCTTCGTGGCCGATGGCGACGGCAGCCTCGGCGTCGATCTCGATCTGCGAGAGATCGCATCCACGGTCTATGACTGGACCGCCGCGACCGACGAGGAAGAAGTCGATCCCGCGCCGGATACCGATCTGCCGAACCCCTTCAGTGTCAGCGCGCCGACGTCGCTGGTCCTGGCGAGCGGCGACGCCGAGATCCTTCAGCTGGCCGAAGGCTCGGTCATATCGCGGATCAAGGCCACATGGACCGCGCCGAGCGATGCGCGCGTCGCGAATTACGAGCTAGCTTGGAAGAAGTCCGCCGAGGCCGACTGGGATAGCGTCCTGTCCTCGGCGTCGGTCACCGTCG